ATCAAAATTAACCTCCTCTGGCATTGGAACAACCACTCTGAATGATGGACTTACTTATAGTCAAATCTACGGAACAAGAGTTCAAGACAGAGAGATAAGTCTGAATGTTCCTGATGTTGTTCGTTTCTTATCTATTTTTGAGTCTGAGAATACTTCAGATCCAGTTCTTCCAAATCTGACCTTAAGTGGATTTAGTGGTCCATCAAATAGCAACTCAGATTTTATTGTTGGGGAAGAAATTAAAGGACTTTCATCTGGTGCGGTTGCAATTGTAATCAATAAACTGGATTCCAACAAACTGGAGTACGTCAATCTAAACACATTTACGTTTAGTGTTGGGGAAGTTGTAGTTGGAAAAGAATCATCAATTCAAGCAATTGTGGATTCTAAGTTGAGAGGAAGTAAGAATGTTTCCAACAATTACTATCTTGATGATGGTCAGAGATCGACGTATTATGATTATTCGAGAATTATAAGAAAGAGAAACGTATCAGAACCCAAGGGAAGATTAAGAGTAATCTATCAAAACTATACAATCAAATCTTCTGATACTGGAGAGTTTATTACGGCCAATAGTTATAGTCAGGATAATTTCAAACATAATGTCCCGTATTGGAATAACGTAAGACTTACCGATTATATTGACATTAGACCGAGAGTTGGAACATTCACATCCACTACAAGATCACCATTTGAGTTTAATTCAAGAAATTTTGCAGTTGATGGGCAATATTCTGAGTATATTCTTGCTCCAGGAGAAAACATTACCCTGAACTACACTTATTATCTTGGAAGAATTGATAAGGTCATTCTGAGGCCGGATGGTTTATTTGAAACTATTCAGGGAGAACCTTCTGATACTCCTAGAGAACCCTCAAACAAAACAAATGCTCTAGATATCGCTACAATTTATGTTCCACCTTACACATATAATACAAAAAATGTTGCTGTTGATATGACCCAGCATAGAAGATATCGGATGTCCGATATTTCTATGTTAGAAGATAGAATTCAAAGACTTGAAAAATATACGACTCTGACAATGTTAGAGACTAAGACTGAAAACTTAGTTATAAAAGATGCAGAGACTGGTTTGGATAGATTTAAGTGTGGATTCTTCGTTGATAACTTCACAAATCACGATTATCACAACACACTAAACCCATCCTTTAGATCCGCAATTGATACAAGTAAGTCTGCGTTGAGACCAAAACATTATACAACATCTATAGATCTTCAATTAGGTTCAGAAGCTATTTCTGGAGTTGGTCAAACATTTAATTCAAGTGTCGATCAAAGTTATGTAACAGATCTTGGATCTCCTGGTGTTAGAAAGACTGGAGATTTGATCACTTTGGATTATAATGAAACCTTATACTATGAACAACCATACGCGACAAAAACTGAGAGTGTAACTCCATTCCTGGTTAGATACTGGCAAGGTCTTATAATCTTAAATCCACCGATAGACTCTTGGATTGAAGAACAATTTATTACAACAAATAATTTTGTACAAAATGAAACCACCATTGTTCTTCCAGACGAAAACATCACCATAGTTGATGGTGTCGTTGTTGATGAAACAATTAGTCAAGATCCACCAAATTCTCAATTAGGAGTCGATGGGAGTACCTGGGTTGATACTATAAGAAATGCTCTTTCTGGAGTCACACAAATAGCTGGTGTTCCAGTTAATTTGGATAATAACAACATCACTGTAAGAGATGGTAGTGATGGTAGAAGAGCTAGAAGTACCGGTTTTATTCAAGGAACGAATATTTTCAACATTGAAATAAGGTATAGTGCTGTAAGCGATGCTGATAGGACTCTTATAAATCAAATACTTCCTCCAGATGTCGCTCAGGCATTATTGACAAGAAAAGATTCATCATTGAATTTTGGAGTAGTTCAAATTGACTTTGATAACTTTGGGGCGACCACGACCACCACAAGCAGCACCTCATCAAATATAACCATTCCTGAGCAAATATTAATTGAAGAATCAACTTCCGAATCAATTTCAAATTATACTGAGCCAGTAAGATTTGTAAGAAGCAGAAATGTAGAGTTTGATGTTAGAGGATTACGCCCTGTCACTAGATTCTACCCATTCTTTGAGGGAATAGATGTAAGTAACTACATTGTTCCCAAGTTACTTGAGATTGAGATGGTTTCTGGAAAATTCCAGATAGGTGAAACTGTAAATAGCGGTCCTTTCGACACACAATCAAAGATATCCTTCAGGCTCTGTAAGCCGAATCACAAAACAGGTCCTTTTGATGGTTCCAATCCACCATCAATAACAAATCCCGTTCCAATTGTTGATTTTACCACTGGAGAAGTATTACCACAAGATCCAAATCTTACACCTAAACCAGATGTTTTTACTTTAAATCCATATACTCAACAATCAATTGAAGGTGATTATAGTGAATCTTCCACTTTCTTGAATGTTGATACTCTTGGACTTCAGTTGCCATCAGAAACCGATTATTATGGATTGGTAAGTCCAGAAATGACTCTTATTGGAGCAACTTCTGGAGCTGTTGCAAGAGTAAGAAGAATCAGATTGGTTTCTGATGCATCAGGAAGACTTTTGGGATCTCTCTTTATTCCAGATCCAAACATTATTGGAAATCCCAAATGGACAAATGGTCAAAATACATTTACTGTTATTGACACTCCAGATCTCAACAATCTTGATGAGATATTTGACGAATTTATTGCAAATTCAAGAATTAATGAAAGTTCTGCTGAAGCCGAATATTCTTCTTCTGGAATTAATAATATTGAAGAGACTTCCATTACTACAACAAGAAATATTACAGTAATTCCAGCAAGAAAAAGAACCATAACTACTATTACAAATACTACTAGAAATACTACTATTATTACAAATACTCCTACAGGATTTACAACTCAAAATTGGGAAACTCACGATCCACTGGCACAATCATTCTATGTTCGTGAGGATTCTGGAGTATTCTTGACATCCTGTGACATTTTCTTTGAAACTAAGGATGAGTCGATTCCAGTAACATTCCAGATTAGACCAATGATTGCTGGTGTTCCAAGCACCTTGGTTGTTCCATTCTCTGAAGTTACTCTTGAACCAAATCAAGTTAATGTTTCCACAGATGGAACTATTGCTACTAGAATTAGATTCCCATCTCCAGTTTATCTGAATGGACCAAAGGAAATTCAGACAAGAAATGCCCCAATTGGAACTCAACAAACTTCAGAATACGCTATGGTTCTTCTTTCCGGAAGTCCAAATTATAGGGTATTCTGTTCTGAACTTGGTCAAAATGACATTTACACCGGAGTAAAGGTATCACAGCAATACACTCTGGGAAGTATGTTTAAGTCCCAGAATGGATCAACTTGGTCACCAGCACAACTTGAGGATCTTAGATACAGGCTCTATAGGGCAGATTTTGTTTCACAAGGTTTGGTGAGATTCTTCAATCCAAAACTTTCGATTTCAAATAAAAAAGTTTCCGTAACTGGAGCAAATCAACTTCTCCCACTTTCTAAGAAAGTTGTGGTTGGTCTTGGATCTACTGGATTTAATACCACCAACGTTGTACCTGGAGTCTCTTTGGTTCAGGGATCAGCAACTGGAACTTTGGTCTCTATTGGTGGAAGTATTTTAGTTGGAGCTGGAGCTTCAGTTGTTAATGTTGGTACTGGATACAGTGCTTCTGTGACTTTCTCTGGAGTATCTCTGGAATCAGAAACTGGTGTTGGATTTGGGGCTCAAGCAAACATTACTACAAACTCTAGTGGTCAGATAAATGTCATCACAATCACATCTGGAGGTAACTCCTATTCTGTTGGAGACATCTTAGTAATTCCTTCAGATGCTTCTATCAATAGTGGATACGGAGCTAAATTCCAAGTGACTTCAATTGGATCTACCAATACATTTGTAATTGACAATGTTCAGGGAACATTTACCGCTGGAGTAACAACGATTTCATACATCAACTCTTCCGGTATTACCACTTATGTTGGAGCTGGAGTCACAGCTTCAAGTGTAACATCCGATCAGTATTATGATGGTCTTCACATGAAGATCTATCAACCAAATCACGGAATGCACTCTTCCGAGAATTATGTTGAGATCTCTAAGATGAGACCCACATTTGATGGTGATTTTGCAGATACAACCACTGAACTTGAACAAGATGGAACTAGCGTAACTCTTGATGACGCTACTGCATTCTCCACTTTTGAGGGAGTGTCTGTAAGTGCATTAAATCCAGGTTACGCATTGATTGGTTATGAGGTTTTTGAATACACATCAGTTTCCGGAAACACTCTTACAATTTCCACAAGAGGTGTTGATGGAACTCAGGTTTCCAAATTGACTTATCCTATTGGAACAACAATTGAAAAGTATGAATTTAATGGAATTTCTTTGAGAAGAATCAACAAGGTTCATAATCTCTCATTGGTAGATCAAACTACACACCCAACAACCCTGAATAGTTATCACATTCAAATTGAAATGGGTGCAACTGATTTTGAAGGAACTGGTATTGGTTCTGATAGAACTAATGGTCGTTATTTCCTTGAAACTGTTCAGAAGGGAAGATCTGGAACAAACATCACAAACAACATTCAGTTTGAAGTTATAACTCCAAACTTCGCTAACATAGTTCCGGCTCAAACATCTTTGACTGGAAGAATGAGAACTTTTAGTGGAACTAGTGTTGATGGCAGTGAGAATTCTTTCACTGATTTGGGATTTGAACCTGTTCAACTTGGTGAGATGAATTTCTTACCAACTCCAAGGGTTATTTGTTCTAGAGAAAATGAGGAGAGACACATCACAACTACTCCTGGATCTAAATCTCTTACAATGGAATTTGTAATGGAGAGTGAAAACTCTTTCGTTTCCCCAGTCATTGATACAATTAAGACCTCTGCTATTCTGACGAGTAATCTTGTGAATAGTCCAAATGGAATTGGTGATGATGCCACTTACGCAACTACAGACAACACTAGAAGTCTGTTTAATGATGACCACTCAGCCATTTACATCTCCAAGCCAGTAAGACTTACGATACCAGCAAACTCTCTGAAAGTTCTGTTGAGTGCAAGTAGAAATACACAAAATGACATTCGTGTTCTCTATCAACTCTTCAGATCAGATGCTCCGGAGATTTCTCAAAACTTTGAGTTGTTCCCCGGTTATTCCAACTATACAGTTGATGGTCAAGGTATTAGAAGAGTTACTGATGATTCTCTGAATGATGGATCTTCTGATGTGAGAGTGATTCAAAATTCTGATAGATCTTTCAGAGATTATGAATACACTGTAGAGAATCTTCCTTCATTTGACGCTTTTGCAATTAAGATTGTTATGGCTTCAGAGAACCAGGCTACACCTCCAATGGTAAGACAACTCAGAGCTATTGCAACCATTAAACCAACACCATAATTATGGACTACATTAAAGTAAAGGATAAAGATAATCTCGTTAGAGATACTTACTCTAACGGGATCATAAATACTGACTATGAGAACTACAAAAAATATGTAGACTCTTATAATCAAAAAATGTCAGAAACTCAAAAAATAAAAGATCTTCAAACCGAAGTATCATCTATCAAAGAGGACTTGACAGAAATTAAGGACCTATTAAAGAAATTCTTAACATGACTCCAGAATTAATTCAACTTAGTGATATTAGTAAATTATTTGAATATGAAAAACTTTCTAGGGACATAGATAGTATAGATGATATTGAACTTATTAAGACTTGTGCAAAGTCATACATTAAGTTGTATCTAAAACAGCAAGAAGTTGTATCTGAAATCTAATGGCACAACCATCTACCAGACAAGAGTTAATTGACTACTGTAAAAGAAAACTTGGTTATCCAGTTCTAGAGATTAATGTTGCTGATGAGCAAATAGAAGATCTGGTAGATGATGCTGTTCAATTTTTTCAGGAAAGGCATTTTGATGGAGTGTATCCAACATTCCTAAAGTATCAGATTACACAAGATGATCTTGATAGGGGACAGGCTCAACCAGCATCGGGAGTTGGCATCTCAACTCTCACAGTTGATCATACTGTTGGATTGACCACTCAATTTAATTTTTATGAAACTGGAAACTATTTACAGATTCCACCATCAGTTATTGGAGTAAATAAAATATTCCACTTTGATGGAACAAATACTGTTACAAACAACATGTTTAGTGTGAAGTATCAGTTATTTCTCAATGATGTCTATTATTGGGGATCAACCGAACTTCTAACTTATGCAATGACAAAAACATATTTGTCAGATCTTGAGTTTCTTCTGACAACTCAAAAGCAGATTAGATTCAACAAGAGACAAGATAGATTATATATGGACATTGATTGGGGATCTATGTCTGCAGGAAACTATCTGATTATAGATTGTTATCGGGAAATGGATCCAAGTGATCACTCTAGAGTGTGGAATGATTCATTCTTGAAAATGTATCTGACTTCGTTGATCAAAAAACAATGGGGTCAAAATCTAATCAAGTTCCAAGGGGTCAGGCTTCCAGGTGGTGTTGAACTGAATGGAAGACAAATCTATGATGACGCTGAGAGAGAACTTACTGTTATTATGGAAAAAATGTCGAACACTTATGAACTTCCACCGTTAGATATGGTTGGTTGATATGTTAAATCCGTTTTTTCTCCAGGGAAGTAAAACAGAACAATCTTTGGTTCAGGATTTAATCAATGAACAACTTCGCATGTATGGGGTTGAAGTTTATTATATTCCAAGAATTTATGTTACAGAAAGAACTGTAATTAAAGAAGTTATTGAATCTAAATTTGAAAATGCATATCCAATAGAGGCTTATGTCAATACCTATGATGGATATGGGGGTCAGGGATCTATTCTATCAAAGTTTGGTGTAACTCCGATTGATGATCTGACGATTACAATTTCTAAGGAGAGATTTGAAAATTATATTACTCCTCTGATAAAAAATCTTCCAAATATAAAACTTGCAACTAGACCAAAAGAAGGTGATTTGATTTGGTTTCCTCTGGGAGATAGGTTGTTTGAAATCAAGTTTGTCGAGCATGAACAACCATTTTATCAACTTCAAAAGACATACATCTATGAATTGAGATGTGAGCTCTTCAGATATGAAGATGAAGACATCAATACAAGTGTTTCGGAGATTGACGACAACATTACTCAAGAGGGGTATATTCAATCTCTTACAATGATTGGTGCTGGAGTTACAGCAACTGCTACTGCTGCTGGAATTTGTGCTTCTGGAGGGGTCCAATTCGTAACTATCTCAAATAGAGGAGACGGTTACACATCAGCTCCACAAATCAAGTTCTCTGCAGCACCATCTGGAGGAACAACTGCTGTAGGAATAGCTACTCTGATTGGTGGATTGGTAGATTGTCACGGAGTAAAAGAAAAATATAAGGTTCAGGGTGTCGAACTCTCCAACTCCGGATGTGGATATACTGTAGCACCTTCTATTGTAGCTGTTGGTGGTGAAGGTGCTGGATTTGCTGCAACAACAACCATCGCCAATGGGACTATTACTTCTATTACGATTTCAAATGGTGGTAGTGGGTTCTCAACAGATCCTATAGTTACAATCAGTGGTCCTATCGGTGGTGGGACTACAGCACTTGCACACGCTCACATTAGTTCTGCTGGAGTTGTCACTGCCATTTACCTTACAAACGCAGGCTCTGGATATACATCAATTCCAACCATAACTATCACACCACCATACAGCTCTGGAATAGGAACATACCAATACAATGAAACTGTAACTGGCAGTGTCAGTGGAACTACAGCTATTGTAAGAGATTGGAATTCCACAACTAATATTCTACAAGTGTCTAATATTAGTGGAACCTTTGTCAATGGTGATGTTCTTGTTGGAGCAGCTTCAAGTGCTTCTTATCAACTGAGAACATTCTCCACAGACAATGTTGTAGATCCATACGCTGATAATGATAACATTGAGACAGAAGCAGATGCAATACTTGATTTCTCAGAGTCTAATCCGTTTGGAAACCCATAAATAATATACACAATCCAACTGGCATATGTTTGAATATTTTTATCACGAAATACTCAGAAGAACCATTATTTCGTTTGGAACTCTGTTTAATAACATCAATATCAAGCATACAAACAGTTCTGACGATGTTGTAACTGTATCGAAGGTTCCTCTTGCTTATAGTCCAACACAAAAGTTCTTGGCCAGATTGGAGCAGGTTCCAGATTTGAATAAGCCAGTTCAAATGTCATTACCAAGAATGTCATTTGAACTGACTGGATTGACTTATGATACTTCAAGAAAAGTAACTACAACTCAATCATTTTTATCAGGTCTTTCTTCGGATAAAACACAACCAAGAAAGACATATATGCCTGTGCCTTATAATATGTCATTTCAGTTGAGTATTTACACTAAACTGAATGATGACATGCTTCAGATTGTGGAACAAATCTTACCTTATTTTCAACCAGCTTACACTTTGAGTGTGGATTTGATTGAAACAATTGGTGAAAAAAGAGATATTCCAGTAATTCTTGAAGGTCTGGAAATGAGAGATGAGTATGAGGGGGATTTTTCTACAAGAAGGGCTCTGATTTATACTCTTAGATTTACAGCCAAAACCTATCTGTTTGGTCCCGTATCCGATGTCTCCAAGGACATCATCAAGAGATCCACTGTTACATTTGTTGCTGGAGATTCCAATGGATCTACCAGATCTCTTAGTTACAGTGTGGATCCTGTAGCAACTAAGAGTTATACTGATAATACTGTTACAACTCTTTCTACTGATATTACTTCTGAAGTAACAACAATTGAAGTTTCAGATGCATCGTCCATTTCTCTTTACGATGTCCTTGTTATTGACAATGAGAACTTCAAAGTCAATAACAAAGATGGAAATACTTTGATTGTTGAGAGAGCATATGATGCAACAACGGCGGCTAAGCATGTCTCTGGAACTAATGTAAATGTAATCACATCGGCAGACAATCTTCTGATTCAGATGGGAGATAACTTTGGATTTGATGGATCGTTCTAATGTAATCTTATGAAAATGTCTAAAAAGTTTGATGACCTAAATGAAACCTTCAATGTTGCTGGAGACATAGTTTCTTCATCTGTGGAAACTACTGAAGAAAAGATTGAAAAACTTGCAGAAGTATCTAATGATATCAAAAAAGATTATGAATATACACGAGGTAATCTTTATTCAATCATTGAGAAAGGTCAAGAAGCTCTGAACGGTATTCTGGAATTAGCTCAGGAAAGTGAGATGCCGAGAGCCTATGAAGTTGCTGGTCAGTTGATCAAAAATGTTGCAGATGCCACAGATAAACTTATAGATCTACAAAAGAAACTCAAAGACATTGATGAACATAAGGTCAAGGGTCCAACGAATGTAACAAATGCATTGTTTGTTGGGTCTACAGCTGAGTTGTCAAAACTTCTCAAGCAACAAATTATTGATGATAAATAGTTAGAAACCCCCTAAAGAAGATGGCAGTTGCATCCGTCAATATTGTAATAGAACAGGGAACTGATTACTTAGATGTATTTACTGTGACCAATCCTGATGGGAGCCCTCTGGATTTGACTGGATATACTGGAACAGCAAAAATGAGAAAGTTTCCAACTTCCACAACTTCAACACCATTTACCGTTGGAATAGTATCTGCGGCAGGACAGGTTACTGTATCCCTTGCAAACACAGTAACATCAGAACTTACTGGTGGAAGGTATTATTATGATGTAATCGTCACTTCTGGGGAAGGTACTAAATCAAAGGTTGTTGATGGAATGGTGATGGTAAATGCTAGTGAGTCGGTATAATGAGAGTTTCACTGGGAAGCACGGGTCATAATGTTACGGTTGGATATACACCATCTCTTAGGGTAAGTAGAGAAGCCGAAAGTTACGTTGGTGCTCAAGGTATTCAGGGCACAACAGGTACTCAAGGATCTACAGGAACTCAAGGTTCCTTAGGTATTCAGGGTACTCAAGGAATTCAGGGTACTCAAGGAACTACAGGAACTCAAGGAACTACAGGAACCGGAACTCAAGGAACCACAGGATCTACAGGAACTCAAGGTACAACAGGTACAATAGGTACTCAAGGAACTACAGGTACAACAGGTACTCAAGGTACAACAGGTACAATAGGTACTCAAGGAACCACAGGAACTCAAGGTACAACAGGTACAACAGGAACTCAAGGTACAACAGGTACTCAAGGAACCACAGGTACTCAAGGAACCACAGGAACTCAAGGTACAACAGGTACAACAGGTACTCAAGGTACAACAGGTACTCAAGGAACCACAGGTACTCAAGGAACCACAGGAACTCAAGGTACAACAGGTACAAC